AACACATTGGCATCCTACAGTTATTCCAGACCATATATTAACTAGTAACAAGGTCATAGTCATTACAAATGAGAGATATGCTAGTCGATTATTATTATTTATAAGATTAGTCAATGGGATTATTAAAATAGGGAAAGGGATCCCACCATGGGATGTTGCCCTAGGAAAAAAACCCAGTACTGATATAACTGAAGCAATATTATCTGCCGGATTCAATATTAACGATTTATTAGATGAATCTATAATGTTTGATCTTTTTCCTGACCAATTAAAAAGGTATAAAAGTCAGGCTAATCATAGATGGAAATCTCATTCGTTATGCCAAAACGTAGAATTTGAAGATATAGTAAATGGTAATTTTGTAAGAGACAACAATTTAAATATCGAAGTATTCAATTATTGGAAAAGTATAAATCCTTTTTTATATCAAGAGCCCAGTCAACAATTAAAGGATTATTTTGATTCTTCCGGGTAGTGTATGATCTAGACATATGCAAATTTACTTCTCGCTTCCAATTCTATTTAAAATGTTCATTGCCCGGGTTCTTAACCGGTCAGTAAATTCTGACTCAGTTAGCACACCTTTGGCAAGATTACATTTTCTACAAGTTACTTGTAAGTTATCATATGTAGTTTGCCCGCCTTTAGATTCAGCGATAACATGGTCCATATGAACCTCTTTATCAGTCAGATCATCATCACAATAAACACAATGTATCCCGTCACGTTCTATTACTCGACGGCGTAAATAATTTGGAATTCGTTCTTTGGGCGTCAACATTTGAGTATTTATGAATGATTTCTTGACAATAATTATAAATCCATGTATAATACAGCGTAACATGTTTAAAAGACAGTATAATAATTGCGAGAGTGGTGGAATGGTATACACTACAGACTTAAAATCTGTCGCCCGAAAGGGATTGAGGGTTCGAGTCCCTCCTCTCGCACCAAACATTTAACAAGGAAAAAAATGAAACCAAAAAGCACATTTAAAATGCCAAAACGTACTAAAACAATTAGAGCGTTAATCGGCTTTACTGATAAAGAACAAAGTTATGCTTTCAAACGCATGATGATCCAGGCACACTTAGAAAGTGAACTTAAACCTGCTAGAGAAAAAGGTAATAAATTTGTTCCTGGACAATTACCTCAAGATTGAACTTAATCAAAAACTTATACTGCAATGTTTTTAACAGGAGATAACGTATGAATGAAAGCCGAGCAAGATATACTAGTGAGGAAGCCGCTTTAGCGGTTGGTAATAGATTTGATTTAGTGCTTATTGCATCTGCAAGAGTACGTGAATTAAAACGAGGACATTTGCCAAAACTTAATTCTAACAAAGCCGGTCCAATTGTTACTGCCTTAATGGAAATTGAAAAGGGACTAGTGGGTCGTGAATATCTTAATAAAATAGATATCTATTAATTAAGACATGCCTAAATTATATATGTTGGTTGGCATTCCTTGTTCAGGTAAAAGCACTTGGGTATCAAATCAATATTGGTCAATTCCTTGCGCCATTATCAATACAGATAAGTGGGTTGAAATTTATGCTAAAGAAGTAGGTCTTACCTATTCCGAAGTGTTTACAGATTTCATGCCCACAGCAATTGGCTTAATGGCTGAAGAAGTGATTGCTGCACGAGAATTAAATAGAGATATAATTTGGGATCAGACTTCTACTACAATTAAAAGCCGTAAGAAAAAGTTTCTAATGTTACCTGATTATCACGCAATTGCAGTAGTGTTTAAACCACCTAGTACTAAAGAGTTGGAGTTTAGATTAAACAATAGGCCTGGCAAAATAGTGCCAAAACATGTAGTACAGTCAATGATTGATAATTGGGAAGAACCTACTATAGAAGAAGGCTTCAAAGATATTTGGTATGTTTAAAACCATCATGTAATAATACTTACATATATCGTAGCATAAATACAGGTACTATGCTACAATTTATTAAAGACATTTCACACACACTATTAGATTTTATAAAAGATGACCCCGTAAGACCTGAAATCTCAACTGATTTTAGAGTTACTAACGGAAGAATGGTTGCTGCATTAGTTGAAGATAATAAACCTGATGCAATGGTGTGTATTAGTTTTCATGATTTTGTCCCAGACTCTGTAGAAGGTCTAAGTAATTTTTCAATAGACCCCACCACTGCGGTGTTTTATACTATTTGGAGTTACAAAGCAGGCAAGGGTGTAGAATTACTTAATCAAACAGTTAAGTGTATATTTGACCAATATCCCAATATTAATAGATTTGTGACACTTAGTCCAAAAACTATTATGGCTCGCAGATTTCATTTAAAAAACGGTGCAATTATTCTTAGAGAAAATTTAGAAACTATTAACTATGAATATGTAAGACAACGGTAAATTTTGTGCTTATACAATTTATATATCAAGATAACAACTATTCTATTAAAAAAGAACTTGTTGCCAAACAACTATGCGAGTCAGTATTTAAAATTATTACCTTGCCTGACTCATTAGAAATAGAATTTATTACTATGAGTGATTCAGTGTACGGGGAAACTATGTTAGATAGTAGATTTAAAAATCGTATTAGAATTAATAGTGTACTAACTGAACGAGAAATAATAATTCCAATTGTACATGAATTGATTCATGTACATCAAATTCATACAAACAAACTACAATTAAAAAGTAACGGAACCTGTGTTTGGAATAACAAAATTTATAAATTATCACAGCCAAATAAACTTAATAATAGTGAGTACTCACTTTTACCATGGGAAATAGATGTTGTAAATAAACAACAATCGGTACTAAATGAGGTTTTCAGTCAAATGTTGTTAAAAAACAACACCGGTATACTGGAATAAACACTGGATTAAACTGGATTATTTCGGTTGACAATAAATTCAACTTGTGTTATAATTCATACATGAACACGAAAATACGCAAGCGTCGGACTGATCGTAATCACTTAATTTATTGTGTATCTAATATTTTGACCGGCGAACAATATATCGGGCTGACCGGTATTAACGGATCCGGCTCTATTAAAAAGACACTACATCGCCGTATGCAAAAGCATACCCAACGAGCATTGACTGAAACTAAATCATGGGGTATGTGTAATGCATTGCGGACATTTGGCCCCGAAGCATTTACATACGGTTTAGTAGAAGTTATTCGTGGCAAGCGTCCGGCTCATGCCCGTGAAACTGAATTGATTAAACAGTTTAATCCAGTATTAAATACCTTTAAGTAATAGTAACTATTATGGAATTCAAAATTGAAGCCGCAAGTCATTTGCGTAGAAAATTTCTAGGTGCAATTATGCCATCGATAATTGAACAATTGGGTTTGTTAAATAGTAAAAAAGCAGTATTAGTTATTGTTGAAGATAACAAAACTAATAATATGGGATGTACTGTTAATATTGATGCACTTGATTCTTATGTCATTTCAATTAAACCTGCCTCTTTAAAAAGTATTGGGTTAACATTGGCACATGAAATGGTTCACGTTAGACAATTAGCAAAAGGTATGTTAAAGCCAATGGGCAATGGCGTTAACATTTGGAGAGGCAAGAAATATACTAAAAAAACAAAATATTTAAATATGCCATGGGAATTAGATGCATTTTCCCGACAAGAAATTTTATTTCGTAGAGCAATTGACGATTAATATAGGAGTAATAATGGACACTGTATTGTGTAAAGATTGTAAACATAGTTTTCGTAACTTTTCAAGTGTATTATATTGGGGTTCTGGTATTGAATATAAATGTCGGAAATCATTTACTGAAAAATCTAATACTGATTTAGTAATAGGAGGTACTACACTTAGTATTGAATACAAAAGGTGTAGTGAATTTAGATTAGATGCCCCTCTTCTCAACTATTGCGGTCCTGCTGGAACATTTTGGCAACCTAAACATAAAAAAGATTTGTTTAAATTTATTAAACATCTTGGTAACTTAGACCAAAAAAATTGACTTCAAAATCAAATAATGCTATCATAGCAATATGATTTAACTTTTGGATTAAAAATGAATCTACACCATACCAATACAGATAATCCAATTGATTTTCCTGTAACAGAGCAGAGCCTTGTATATCGTTTACGCAAACGTGCAGAGATTCGCCGGCAGATTGCAGGACGAAAAAGTGTGCAAGAGGGCAAGCCGGATCGGCTTGCAGACCTGTTGGATGAGGCAGCGGATGAACTTGAAAGATTACGAGGAGTTGAAAAATGAACAAACGTATTGGACCTATCACCCTAGACGGTGAAACAGCAGATCGTATCACCCTGTTGAACTTGAAAGAATATCGCAGTTATCTCAAAAAAGAGCTGGCCGAATGGCGTAAGAACCCCCGCACAGAAGATAACCCCTGGGGTCCATTGATGCACCCAGAAGACGTTACGGGCAATATACAGGCCATTGCCGCACTTAATCTAATCATCAAACATTTTGGAGGTTGAAAAATGAACGAACGAATTAAACTACTGGTTGAACAGGCTACTACCCGCATTGATCCCATAGCTCATGACGGAGTATGTTGGGACTTTGACAAAGAAAAGTTCGCCCAGTTGATTGTGGCTGAATGTATCGCCCAATGTGAAAAAGTTGCATCAGATGCTGATGCCATGGCTAAGAGCAAATTTGTAACTGATGCAGGGCGTATGCTACATGAAGGCATGTGGGGAGGTGCTACAAATAGTGGTGCTCAGATTAAACAACATTTTTACGGAGATGAAGAATGACCGAACTTGAAACATTGTTAAAAAATCATATCTGGTCTCTTAAAGGATATGTGACTCGCTCTGCCGTGGATAAGGCTATGCGACTATCCCCGGGGGCCGAGTCTATTGGATTGTGGGAAAAATACTGCCCATGGAGTGACACCAATGGTGGTTATATCAACTGGATTAAAAATGAACGAACGAATTCGAGAACTTGTTGAAAAGTCTTATATCTATGATCGACAGAATGATTCATCGATCTTCGATAAGGAAAAGTTTGCCGAGTTGATTGTGCGGGAATGTATTGCAGAAATCGAATCAGTTAAAGTAGATGAATATGGAACCGATGTTTATGACATCGGGTATGATGATGGGCTAACACAATCAGTAGAAACTATTAAAGAACATTTCGGAGTTGAACTATGAACAATGAAATCACAACAGAAATGCTGGACCGTACAATGGCATGGTGTGAGCAAAATGCATTTTGGGGCAATCCTCGTGCCATACAGCGTATGCAGGATTTCTACATTGAAAAGACTCGCGCCAGTGTGAACGAGGATTGGCCAGGCACTGATGGCATGGAAGCGGCCCCTTTGGGTCATTTACGGTATCGTATTTACTACAGTAAAGATTTACTTACTAGTAGAGTGTTTATATTCCGCCCTC